AGTTGCGTCATATTATTTCATTGATTTAGAGCCTTTGCATTTCCATTTGCGTCTCGACAAGTTATTTGGTGAGTTTGGATCTGACTTCCAGTCACCTTTGATCTTTGCAGAACGAGCGCAATAAGAATCACCTTTAGCCGTGCCGGGACGAATACGATCACCTCCATCAGCAGCTTTGCCAGCTTGACCATATTTGATTGTTTTCTTACGTCCCGTTGTGGGATTTGTGATTACCTTTTTAAACCGCTTCTCCATTACTTTTTCTTTGCAGTTTTAGCAGATTGTTTGAAATCTTTAGCCGTTGGTGCATTTTTACTGCCGACTTTGTTCATTTTTTCTCCGCTTCCAGCTTTAATACGTTTGCGCTTTGCGTTGATTGCACTATACAACCCTTGTTTCATATTATTATTGTTGATTCATTTGTTGAGTCTGCATTCCACCCATTTGGGCTGGAGCAGTTCCGATTCGTCCAATTTGAGCATTCTGAGCTTGTTGAAGCATGAACTGGTACTGGCCAGCATACTTCTGAAGCCTTGCAGCAAATGCCTCATCCTGTTGAGCACGTTGGGCAATGTCTGGTTGTTGCACATAGGCTTGAACCATCTGCATCGCAACTTGCGCTCCATTGGCTTGTGCAGGAACCTCAATTCCAGAAAAGATTTTTGCAAGATCATCTGTAACCGCTTTAGCAATTTTTTGCTGGGACTCTTCAGCAGGTTGCAATACATAATCCGCAAAAATTGGGTTGATGGATGACGCGACAAACTCAAGCATCTTGTTGATGTCGATGATTCCATTACGATCCATCTGAACAAGACTAATCATGTTTTTCAGTTGAGCTTCAGCAGTCTCTGGATCATTTGATTGAGAGTCAAACGCAACAGTAATTGAGAAGTTTTCATCTGGACTTCCCTTTGACATCACTTGTGGATTTGGATTACCAGTGACTTGGAAGAACACCTCGTCTGGTCCCATTCGCTGATAAAGTTTCCAAGCAAGGGCAAGAACATCACGAACATGGTCAAGAAACTTACCAACATAAAATTGCTGGCGAATAGCTGAAATCGGATTAGTCAAGTCAAGTCCTACTGCACGATCTGCTTGAAGACGCATTGATTGCTCAACTTCCATTGATCCTTGATCCATTTGAGGAACAGGGCCAAAAGCAATCTCACCAAGACGACGGTAAGGAACCCTACGTCCCGGACCCCAATCAGATGGAGGACGGCCAGCGGGGTGCATGATCGGTGGCAGAGTAGCAATGGATGCCCTATCTACACGCGAATCACGCTCAGTCTTAATCTGCATTTGCGCTCCACGAAGAATATCAGAGAATGTCTGAACTTCGTACATACGCTTTTGATCGTTTGAAAGGCGAGTTACAACAAATGGATAATTATCATATCCGTTGAGAAGCTCATGCTTTGCATATCCATCTTTCTGAGGATGGAAGATAGTGCAATAGATTCCTTCTGAACCATCTTCTTCATCAATGAGTCTCTGATATCCATAGACAACCATTACGAGATCATTGTCATCAGTGATTGGCAGACGAGTAACAGTCTTTAGCTTTTCCCCATCAATATACATGGAGTCTTTTCCGCGAAGCTCTTCGATTGCTCCACGAACCCAGTCTTCATCCCATCCCTCGTTTACTACTTTTTTCTCAAGCTCTTGAGCCGTAAGGAATGTGCGCCAGAATACATATGGACTACGTTGTGGGTCTGAAACATACGGAGGAAATAGAATCTCTCCATCGGATGAACAAGAGTGAACAACTGGACAATCAACTGATAGGCGAGGAATTGGAATCTTAGCTTTCCCAGTCACTCGAAGCTCTTTAATGGCTTTCTTTGCGCGTTTAGTAGTCAAATCTGGAAATGCTTGCTCCAACATTGCAAGAATTGTCTCGTCATCAGTTCCAGAAACAATCAAATTAGCTAAATCTGGTGATTGTTGAGCGATTTGATCTAGTGATACTTCTTGTAGGAATGTGCGTTTCTCACGTTTCCATCCAACATAGGAAACCATGATTCCCTTCTCAAGCAAGTAGTTCGCCCCAAGTTCCATTTCGTTGCGGAAGTTTGGGATGTAGCTTGATCGCATCCACTTTAAGAACGAGGAAACCATTGAAGCCCTTGGCATTGATGCCATGCTTGTTGGGAATGCCTTGATGTGACTACGGCTTAATGCTTGGTCAAGAATTGACACAAACATATCAATACGCTCACCAACGATGTTAACTTCTTGGTCACTAGCACCTTCCCACGGGAAAGCATTTGCTCCATGTTTTCTTAGATCATCAGACTTACCATCCCAGATATTACGTCGATCTTGATATGACTGCTGACAACTTTGAAAGTATTCATCCAATTCAATAAGGATATTATCATAAGCCATTGCCAGCATGTTAATATCTGGCTCTTCTTCGGCGTAAATTAGTGAGTCATCACTGACTTCTGCTTCGTATTTGCTCATGGTAAATAATGGTAAATCTCTTCGTCTTTTGACTTCTTAATGGAAATCTGCTTTCCTATTAACCTATTTGATGCCTTTCGTCCACAGCGGATATTGATTGCAAAGCCATCAAGCCTTCCAATGACAAAATCTGGATTTGGACATTTACGCAATACAAGTATATTATCAAATACTTGATCTTCAGAAATATCTTCATCAACTTGAATTTCAGTGATTTCTTCTGGCATATCCATCTTTTTATGGCGGCCTAGTTTTTTAACTACTTTTCTCATACTGTTTTTATGAATTGGTCACCCCAACCATTTGGGAACTCAACGCCACACTGGGCTTTTAGATATTTAATAGTACGAATCGTCATATCTGAGTAATGTTGCCACGACCCAGTTAGCCTTGCCAACATCTCATCGGTTGACTTGAACTCCCATCCCCAAAAAATATCAGGCGAGTCAGGTGGCCTACGCTGTCCGTTTCGAGTAAATTCATTGAAGTTGTTGTAAAATGGATTTATGCAAAAAATATGACCAAAATGGTTTATCGCTTTGACTTGAGCATCATACCACTCAAACGGAGATTCGCCATCTGTAAACGTCCACTGTGAATCTGGATTGTAGTCACCTAGTATTATGTGGCTTGATGCTTCCAATATCTCCTTGTGTCTTTCGTCACTTGTAAGAGGATGAAGCCTTCTGTATTCACGATTCCTCTTTTCAATTAGTTCTTTTATTTCTTTGCTTTGTTCCATTTTCTTTTTCGTTTAATAACCTCCACCTCCCTGAGTTGTAACCAAACTGACAGAATTGTCAATATGATCTATTCCTGCAACTGCTGCATATCGGAGAACGTCAATAGGATCTTTCCACGCTTCTTTCAAGCCTTGTTCTCCAGTGTACTCAGATAATGCCGAAATAATGTTTTCGCAATCTTTTGAGACATAGAATCTGGGACGATTGACTGAGTCCATTGGTTTTGCCGTATCCCATGACATCTTGCCAATAAGAATTTGCAATCCGTCATCAATTTCAATGCCGGGAGCTGGAATGCAAACGATTCCAGCATCAGATAAGTCTTCAATAATGCTGGAAGCCCCGTCAGAGGCCTGATAACGTGCCGCTCCCAATCTTGGGTCAATAAGACGCTCAAAGACCTCCTCGTCGCCCTCAAGATCAAGAATCAAATCGGCATAATCTCTGATACCGTATCCTTGACCCTTAGCTCCTTCGCCACCAATCCACTTCCCGGATTTCCATTCAGCCCAATCGCCAACATCAACTCCCGGCCATTCGCGGTAAACGTAGAATGTTCCGCTTGCATCAACTGCAATCCAACACATGAACCAGTTCTTTGCTCCAGCAGGGTCAATCACATGATACCTTGTCACTCCTTCTTCTGGAATCATGTATGGAGAAATAACATTGACGGCAGTATTGAACTTGGGAAACTTTGTTGCTTGAGATTTTACTGGAACTCCGTAAGCACGAATAAGAATTTCCTCTCTCGATCTGCCTATGAGAGTTTCCTTGATTCGTTCATAACCCCCGAACGGATTGTCTTGAGAGTGGAAGTAGTGAATTGAAGCATTACGCTTTTTGCTGCGCTGAACATATGGAACAAGCTCCTTTTTAAGTAATTCAGCTTTGCGAGATTCAATAATAGTTGCTCCATCAAGATATTCTTTGATTACCTCTGTCCAGCCATCAATAGGTGTGAAGGTAACTAACATCTTGGCATTGCGAGTAGCCAATCGGAAGCGGAGAGTATTGATTAG